TTGCGGTTTGCCGTGTTGTCCATCTCAAAACATCCCCATACAATCCAAATTCCGTCTGACGGGATGGTTAATGAGCAAGTCGTAGTGCCGTATGTCCACTGCGCCGTGGTGTACTTTCCAGAAGCGTTTACGTATGCTCCCGCTCTAGAATCCGTGCGATTCCACGTAATCGAGGTGGCGCTCGGTGACAATTGGTTGCTCATGTACGTCTGCGCACTGGCAAACGCAGATATCGTCGCATACGCGCCGTTGTTTCCCGGTGAATATGCGATGCAGTAGCACACCAGACCTGTGCCTGCTGGATTGTCGCTTGCGTTTTGGGCGCGGATAAAGGCGTACGTGCCGCCTGTCATCGTCCTCACGTACTCGTAGATGGAGTGTCCGCTCTGGATGACGACATTGTCCGAACTGAGTTTCCCTTCAAGCGTGTCAGACAGTACCTTGCCTTGGTACGCATCAAGCACGTTTGCCCCCGCCGCCGCCTGCGTGAGGTTGTTTGCGACTCCATAGGTGGATGCCGTGCCGAGTCTCTCCGTGATGGTCTGGAGCGCCGCCACGTCACTCTGCAACTGCGCCACGTCCGAGGCGTCGCCCTTACTGTTGATGAGCGCCGTCACGTCCTGCGCAAGTTTGGCGATGGTGACAGCCGCGTCTGCCAGTTTGGCGGTGGTCACGGACTCGTCCCGGATGTCTGGCACGACCGCTCCGATGTTCCCGGAGATGTTCCCGACCCTTGCGCCCTGCGGTGCAAGACTGCCGCTGATTTTGCCCTCGAAACTCATTCCGTCACCTCCTCGCCCAGATACAGGCGGCCCTTGACGAACGTGTACACGCTGTTCCCCGCCGTCCGCAGTTGGATGTCATACACATACGACAGCCCCATAGTCAGCGCCTCCGTCTCGTCGGCCTCGATGGTCAAGAGCATCGTGGACGTGTCCACCTGCTTCTCCAAGACGGGCGTGGTGTCAGTGTAGTTCAGTTTCATGCTGAAAGCCACCTCGTCACCCGTGGCGGGCGTGTACTCCTCACCATCGGCGTCGTAGATGGTCACGATGCAATCAAACGTATCGCCTCTCGTGAGGTAGATGTCGGTGTCCATTCCCCGCTGTGTGATGTTAAACATGTGCCCCTCCTTAGTTGACCAGTAGGCCGTTGACAAACTTGAGCGTCGTGCCGCTGATCGTGAGCGTCGCAGTTCTCCCTGTGGCGAGATTCCCGGAGTTAACCGTGGTGAATTTCTGAGCGTGTACCGTCCCGTCTGATACGCTGATGCCTGCCTTGTAGACAGGCCCTGCGGCATACACAAACACCCCGGCGGTCCCGACCGAGACATACGGGCCACTCGTTGACCCAACTCTCAAGCCTGCGCCGTTCCCGGTGGTGTCCATCTGTATCAGCACAGTGTTGGTCGATGTGTCGGTAAGAAATATACCTGCACCGTTTATTTGCGCCCTGCGATTAGGAGCACCTGCCGTCGCTTTGTTGGTTACATACAAGCCAGACGTCTGTATTGACGTGCTTGCCTTGGAACTGTTAAGCGTGATATAGTCTGCCGTATCGCTCGACGTCTGGATGTTGATTTTCCCGCCTGTGATGGTGGCGTTGCTAGAGTTGAGGCTGTTTGCGGTCAAGTTGCCGTTTGCATCAACCTTAAACGTCCCGCTCCCGTTGTTCAGCACACCGTTGGTGATGGTGGCATTTGATGCGGTCATACTTCCAGAACTGTCCACCTTAAACGTGCCGTTGCCGTTGTTGATGGCAAGACCTGTCAGCGTCCCCGCCACGATGGAGTCGGCGATTATCCCGCCGTCGATGGTCGCGGCGGTGGTGTAGTTTGCCCCGCCGTCGTGCGAGAACCCCCACCCGGCGGAGTTGTACCGCCAGATGTTCGTGGACGTTTCGATGGTCTCGTGATCCATGATGAGCATCTCGTAGGGCTGTCCGTCGGCGTTGCGATTGAAACGGATGTAGCCACCGGTCACGCCTGTGATGAGGTCGGTGGCGCGTGCGATGGCCTGAGTGAGTGCCGAGCCCGTCACGGCCTCTCTGGCCTCCTCCTGGGCGGTGGCGATGGTCTCCGCCAGTGAGCTCTTTGCCTCGCCGATCTCGACTGACTCGTACCGCTCAGCGAGCACGTCCCACGTCGTTTTGATGACCTTTGCGGTGGCGTTTACGCCGAGCTTCTCGTAGATCACCGTCACAGTGTCGCAAAGCTCGACAGTCTCCAGTGCGGCGACGTCCTTGTACTCCTCTGTGTCGCGGAGGTTTACGAACGCCACCTTGACGTTGACCTTTGGCACACCGATGCCCGCCTTGCTGATGTACGACTGCGCGTACGCCCGCAACTGCGCCACCGTTGGCGCGTCATCAAACTGGTCAGTACAGTCAAGCGCAATCGTGCGCGGAAAAGGATAGTTTGCCGCACTCTCGGCGCTGATGGTCTTTTCTGGCAGTTGGACGTAGTTGTTGTCGTCCTGGTAGAAGGGATACACGCCCGTGATGGTGTCGGCGATGTTGGCCTCCTGCGTCAGGTCGGTCAGGTTCTTGCCGTAGCGGAGCGTCACGCCCCTGTCCTGGCCTCTGGAGTCCCAGAGGTGTACGACGTAGTTGTCGAACTCATACTCGCCGCCGTAGCAGTCCAGGATGGAGCCCTGCACACCGCCAAGTCGCGATCTGATCGACGCGGGCGCCGTCTGCGTGTACGTCGCCACGGTGGCCTTGTCCGTCACGAAGGAAAACGGGCAGGCCTCCGCCGCATTGCTCGCCAGTCCCGCAAGCGCCGCATTTGCCGAGCCTGCCGTAAACGGTGCGCAGGGGATGTGCGACAGCTGATACGACAGGTGATTCGCTTCAATCGTCACCTGACCGTTGAGCGGGCGGGTTATCTTGTACACGCGGAACATCTGACCGCCGCGCCCTGCGTCAAGCTCGCACTTGATCAGAGAGGAGAGGGTGATGTCAGAGTAGTGCAGGCCGTCCACCGGGTATACCATCCGCATGGTGTACTCGCCGTTCCGCTCTTCGGTAACGGAGCAACTGATCGCGTCCGCCAGTGCGCCGAGACCGTTTGACGTAAACGTCGTTGCATTTGCCGGGTAAAGAATCGGTTTCATAAGCTCCACCACCTCGGCGTCACCACCACGGACGTGATACCGCCCGTGAATCTGACGCCAGTGTTGCCTGCGTAAAACCTGGGGAACTCCCCAAGCCTCACGTCGCCGTTACAGTTGACCGACCCCTTGTAGCAGTCGCAGAGGTCGCAGTCGATGTCTACATATCCGTCGATGGCATCCACGTATAGGATCTGATCGCCGACATAAAGGACACCCGCCCCCGTGCCGTACACACGCAGGAAAGGAGCGGCAGGCATCCCTGTCGGGTTGCCGAACACCGCCTCACCTGTGACCGTCTGCGGCACGTCACCAGTCTTGAGGAACCGCTCCGGGCGGCAGTTGAACGTCAGCTCGCAAACGCCCTTGGTGCGGAAGGCCAGAGACTCAGGTGCGACGGCATCGCCGAACGTAGCCAAGGAAAACGTGTCCCGGTTGAACGTGTCGGACAGCCGCTTGTACCCGCTCGTCTGCCCGTAGGTGGTCCGCACCCATGCCAGGCGCCCCTCATACCCGATGTTGTCAAACGTAGGCAGGAACACCTTGTACGTCTGGGTGCGCTCCATCCATCTGCCGTTGGATATATGCAAGACGCCATTGCGTCCTGGAATCTCGACCGCCTGCACGTCCTTTGCCGCCACCTCGTCCACGGCTCCGCCATACACCACGAGGCCGTAGGCGGAGGCGCTTACGCCGCCGAAAGTAAAGTCATGCTTTATCACGCCCATGCGTATGCCCTCCTGTTCACGTCCTCGTTGATGCGCTCCGCCACCAGATCAGCGAGCGCCCGCTCGTCCATTCCTGGCGCAGGGTTGACGGTGATGTTGATGCTGACGTTGGTGTCGCCCGCCTTGTCAAGCGGAGTAACACGTGCGCCACGCGGCAACTGCAACAGCTCCGCGCCTTCTTCACCGACGATCGCGGCGCCTTCGTTGGTCACGTCGCCGCCTTTGGCAAGCAGAGGAATCTGCGGCGCGTTCACCTCCGGGATATGGAACCCGAAAGAAGACACGCCAGTCAGGTCTGTCACCCACTTCGGCACACTGATTTGGAGCGAGTTAAGCGCCCGGATGACGGTGTTGATTCCGCTTGC